GGCGTTCAACGAGCTTTTGCCGCCATCTGGTCCTGTGAAGACTGCGATTATGGGCAAGGAGTCTCGGGCGAAGCAGGAGCAGGCTCGTCGGGTCAAGACGTTTATGAATTACTACATCACGAGCGTGATGGAGGAATACACGCCCGACATGGACCAGATGTTGTTTGTGCTTCCTCTGGCGGGCTCGACGTTCAAGAAGACGTACTACGACGAGGCGATGGGCCGGATCGTGAGCCGTTTTGTTCCTGCGGAAAACCTCATTGTTCCGTACAACACGTCGGATTTGGACACGTGTCCGAACATCACGCAGGTCGTGACGATGTCGTTGAACGATCTGCGGAAGCTGCAGGTTTCGGGGTTCTACCGCGACGTTGAGGTTGTTCCGTCGCAGAAAGAGCTGACGGAGATCTCGGAGGTTACGGACAAGATCGGGGGCACGTCGCCTTCGAACATTGATTATAATTGCACGTTGCTTGAGTGCCACGTCGACCTTGACCTTGAGGGGTACGAGGATGCCGATGAGGAGGGCGAGCCGACGGGGATTCGTGTTCCGTACATCGTCACGCTTTCGCTTGATAACGGCCAGATTTTGGCGATCCGGCGCAATTATCGCGAGGATGACGAGAAAAAGCGCAAGATTGCGTACTTTACGCATTACAAGTTCCTGCCGGGGTTCGGGTTCTATGGCTTGGGTCTGATTCACACCATTGGGGGCCTATCCCGTACCGCGACGGCGGCGCTTCGACAGCTCATTGACGCAGGCACGCTGTCGAACCTCCCGGCAGGGTTCAAGGCCCGCGGCCTACGGATCTCGGAGAGTGATGATCCGCTGCAGCCCGGCGAGTTCCGGGATGTTGACGCTCCGGGGGGCTCGATCCGCGACTCATTGATGCCGCTTCCGTTCAAGGGTCCGGACGCGACGTTGTTCAATCTTCTGGGCTTTGTGGTTCAGGCTGGTCAGCGTTATGCGACGATCACGGATTTGAAGGTTGGCGACGGCAACCAGCAGGCGGCGGTTGGGACGACGATTGCGATGTTGGAGCAGGGCACGCGCGTGATGAGCGCTGTCCACAAGCGCTTGCATTATGCGATGCGTCAGGAGTTCAAGATTTTGGCCCGGCTGATGTCGGAGACGTTGCCGCAGGAATATCCGTACACGATTGCCGGTGGTGATGAGAAGGTGATGGCAACGGACTTTGACGACAGAGTTGACGTCATTCCTGTCAGCAACCCGAACGTTTTCAGCCAAGCGCAGCGCATTGTTTTGGCTCAGACGAAGCTTCAGCTGGCTTCGCAGGCTCCTGACATGCACAACATGCACGAGGTTTTCCGCGACATGTACGAGGCGCTGGGCGTCACGGATGTCGATCGGATCATGAAGGCGATGCCGGTCGACGAGCCGCGGCCCTTGGACCCTGCGCAGGAGAACATCAACGCGCTGGATATGTTGCCGTTGAAGGCCTTTGAGGGTCAGGATCATCAGGCGCACATCGTGGCGCACATGATTTTTGGCGGGACTCCGATGATTGGTGCGATGCCTCCGATTGCGCTGGCGCTTCAGAAGCACATTCTGGAGCACGTCCGCATTGCGGCGCAGGAGCAGGCGGCTGTTCAGTATCTGCAGAGCCGCCAGCAGGCGGGGATGCAGGCTGCGAGCGAGGCGGAGATGCTGGAGATCGAGAAGGTCACCGCTCAGCTTATTGCGCAGGGGATGCAGCGGCTCAAGGATCTGTCTGGTCAGCTTTCTGGCGCGGGGGCCCCGGATCCTCTTGTTCAGCTCAAGGAGCAGGAGCTTCAGCTCAAGGCTCAGGAGGCGCAGGCGGACAATCAGGTCGACATGGCGAAGATCCAGCTCGACCAGTCTGGCCAGCAGATGCGCTCGACGCAATTCCAGCAGCGCTTGGCGTCGCAAGAGCGCATGACGCGGGAACGTATCGACTCGGCAATGCAGCGTGAGCTGTTGAAATTGAGAGGGCAAGGACAATGAAGAATCGCAAGGTGATGGTTGACGGCTCGGCGCCAAAAAACGCTCCGAAGCCGGAGGTGGTCGGCAAGTTGAAGCCTGCGCCGATGGCTGGCGACAAGATGTCGAGGGTCAAGACGCGTGGGACGGGTGCTGCCATCAAGGGCACGATGCACATGGGCTGTTGAGATGCCGTTGAAGAAGGGCAAGTCTCAGAAGACGGTCAGCGGCAACATCCGTGAGCTCCGGAGCGAGGGCTATCCGCAGAAACAGGCGGTTGCTATTGCTTTAAGTACGGCGGGTAAATCTAAGAAAAAGACCAAGAAAATGGCGGGCGGCGGGGCGGTTTCGTCTCGCTTTAGCTCGTCGCCTCGCGCCAACAAGTTCAGCGGCGTGTTTTGAGGTCGGGCACCGGTTGTCGCATAAAAATGCAGAATGTCCTAGTAAGTCGTATATCAAGCGTGTTACGTTGCGCTTGATCTGACGCACAAGGCGGGGAGCAATGGACATTTATCTTGCTGAAGCGGTGTTTCGGATCATCCGGGAACGCCGTCAGGCCGTTACGGACTCGATGGTGTACGGCAACATCCGGTCCATGGAGCACTATCGTGAGCTCATGGGTAATTTGGATGCCCTAAATCACGTGGAACAGGAACTCAAGGGCCTGCTAGACAAACAGGAGCTATCTGATGACTGAAAGCGCAAAGGTGGATTTATCCGCCGCAGCGGCCGCAATAGCGGAGATGGTGGCGAACGAGCCACAGGGCGAGGTGACAAACCTCGCGGACGTCTACACCAACCAGAAACCTCGTCTAAATCCGGATGCGATCGGCGCAAGCCTATTGGAACGGATGCCTGCCCCCACGGGGTGGAGGATCCTTATTCTGCCGTATCGCGGCAAGGACAAGACGACCGGCGGGGTTTTCTTGCCTGAAGAGGTTCAGGAGAAGAGCAAGATCTCCACGCAGGTTGGTTATGTCCTGAAGGTCGGTCCTCTGGCCTACAAGGACGCGAGCAAGTTCCCTGACGGTCCGTGGTGCCAAGAGCGGCAGTGGGTGATGTTTGCCCGCTATGCCGGATCTCGGTTCCAGATCGACGGCGGCGAGGTTCGGATTCTCAACGACGACGAGATCCTTGCTACGATACTTGACCCTGAAGACATCCATCATCTCTGAGGTGCACCATGACAGACGAAAACGAAAACGACTTTGACACTGAGATCGAGATCGAGACGGAGGCTCCCGAGGCGGACTCCGATTCTGGCGACGACCAGTTTCAGCGGGCCGAGGATGCGACGCAAAAGCGTATCAACCGCCTGACAAAGAAGATGCGGGAAGCTGAGCGCCGAGAGCAGGAGGCTATTCGCTACGCCCAGCAGGTTCAAAGTGAGGCCCAGACCCTCAAGAGCCGCCTGAACAATCTCGATACCAGCTATGTGCAGGAATACTCGACCCGGGTTTCGACCCAGCTTTCTCAGGCGGAAGCGGAGCTTTCCCGAGCCATGGAGATGGGCGACACGAAGGGCGCGGTTGAGGCACAGCGCAGACTGACCGCGTTGGCCATTCAGGCCGATCGCGCTGAGCAGGCCAAGCGTCAGCAGCAGAGCGCCGCTCAGCAGGCTGCGGCCGCCCAGCAATACCAAGCGCGGGCGCCGATGCCCGCTCAGCAGCCCCGTCGCCCGGACCCCAAGGCAGAGCAGTGGGCCCTTCGAAATTCTTGGTTTGGCCAAGACGAGGCGATGACTTACGCGGCCTTCGGGATCCACAAAAGGCTGATCGAAGACGAGGGGTTTGACCCGCAGAGCGATGAGTATTACAATGAGCTCGATCGCCGGGTTTCTGCGAAGTTCGGAAGTCAGCAAAAACCTGTTAACCGGCCAGCTCAGACGGTAGCAGGCGCCTCAAGGGCGACAGCAACTGGGCGCAGTGGGAAAAAGGTTCGACTCACCCCGAGCCAAGTCGCGATTGCGAAGAAATTGGGTGTGCCGCTTGAAGAATACGCGAAATACGTGAAGGAGTGACGAAGATGAGCGACCACGAAAACAACGCCGGTACGACCATCAATCGTGCTTCTCGCGCCTCACAAACTCGGGAGAAACAGGCTGTGCGTAAGCCTTGGGCTCCCCCGTCGATGCTAGACGCACCACCTGCACCGGATGGGTTCAAGCACCGTTGGATTCGCGCTGAAACGCGCGGTTTTGACGATGTGAAGAACGTCAGCGCCAAGATGCGCGAAGGTTGGGAATTGGTCCGCAAGGACGAATATCCGGACTTTGAAGCCCCGGTAATCGAATCAGGGAAATACACAGGTGTGTTTGGGGTAGGCGGATTGATTCTTGCCCGCATTCCGGAAGAAACGGTTGCCGAGCGGACGGCTTACTTTAATCAAAGAAGCCGGGACCAGATGGACGCCGTTGACCATGACATGCTGCGCGAGAATGCTCATTCGACCATGACGATCACCAGACCTGATCGTCAATCTCGTGTAACCTTCGGCGGCCCTCGCAAGTGACGGCCGCCCTGCTAGGAGAGAACTGACATGGCAAACCAAGAAACTGCCTACGGTCTCCGTCCTATCGGGCTGAATGGTGCTGGCAGCAACACGACTGGCGTGACCCAGTATTCGATTGCTTCCAACAACACCAATGCTATCTACCAGTTCAGCATCGTCGTTCCCACTGCGGACGGCGTGATTGACCAAGCTGGTGATACGGCTGGGGGCACTACCCCGGCTCTTGGCGTCCTGATGGGTGTGGAGTATCAAGACTCGGTCCAGAAAAAGCCTGTATGGCTGAATTACTGGCCCGGTTCCGGCTCGGTGAGCGTTGACACCAACTATCCGGTGAAGGCGTTTGTCGCAGACAACCCCAACCAACTGTTCAAGGTGGCGTCTGACGCAACCCTGACCAACCGTGCGACGGCTCAAGCAGCGGTGTTTGCAAACGCCTCGCTTGGCACCTCGGCCCGCACTGGATCGACCAACACTGGTTCGTCCAACTCGGCTCTGAGCGTGTCCTCGATCGCGACCACGGCTACCCTTCCGCTGCGTATCGTGGGCATCTTGAACGATGCCGCCAACGACGACTTCGCTGCAGCCGGGATTCCGCTGATCGTGCGCTTGAACGCACACTACAACTCGACGAACGCACGGTTTGATTCTCAAACCACTGCGCCGACGACAGCCGTATAAGGGGGCTAAATAATGGCTATTTCTCGCGCACAACTTGCGAAAGAGCTGGAACCCGGCCTTAACGCGCTGTTCGGCCTTGAGTACGACCGCTACGAAAATGAGCATTCGGAAATCTTCGACGAAGAGTCGTCCGATCGCGCATTTGAAGAAGAGGTGATGCTCGGGGGCTTCTCAACGGCTCCTGTCAAGGGTGAAGGCACTGCCATCACTTTCGACTCGGCCCAAGAGACCTACACGGCGCGTTATACGCACGAGACCATCGCTCTGGCGTTCTCGATCACCGAAGAGGCCATCGAAGACAATCTCTACGATCGTCTGGCTTCGCGCTACACCAAGGCTCTGGCCCGTTCTATGGCCCAGACCAAGCAGATCAAGGCTGCCGCGGTCCTGAACAACGCGTTCTTGACCACCAGCCCCGTCGGCGATGGTGCGGCTCTGTGCTCCTCGCTCCACCCGAGCCTCTCGGGCAACCAGCGCAACGTTCTGTCGGTTCCGGCTGACTTGAACGAGACCTCGCTTGAGCAAATGCTCATCGACATCGCCGGTCTGACCGACGAACGTGGTCTGAAAATCGCTGTCCGCGGCACCAAGCTCATCATTCCGAAAGAGCAGCAGTTTGTCGCTGAGCGGGTTCTCAATTCGAACCTGCGTCCGGGCACCGCCGACAACGACACGAACGCCATGCGTTCGATGGGGATGCTTCCTGAGGGTGCGGTGGTCAACCACTTCCTCACCGACACGGATGCGTTCTTCATCAAGACTGACGCGCCTAACGGCTTCAAGTACTTCAACCGTTCGCCGATCAAGACGGCAATGGAAGGAGACTTCGATACCGGCAACATGCGCTTCAAGGCTCGTGAGCGTTATTCGTTCGGCGTTTCTGACTGGCGTTGCGTTTACGGTACTCCCGGCGCGGCCTAAGATGTGCTAAACAGGGGACGGGGTCGGCTTCTCCTCCCTGTTGGACGACCCTAAGGGGCGGCTTCGGTCGCCCCTTTCTTTTCGTGTGATACTGGGTTATCGTTTGCGCAGGGCTCACATCACGCCACGCAGACAGGTATAGGCCCCCTGACATTGCACGGACTGCACGACGAAACCT